ATCAGCCTGGGCAGCGCGAGACAGAGGTGGGTAATCCAGAATATGGGGGAGGGAAACAACCTTAGCGAGTTCAGTCTGGTACTCTTTTAAATGCTCCGGAGTCAATCCATAACAGACTGATAACATTCGCCACATGTCAGAACCGGGTGCAATACCGGCAACATGCTTGACGCGCCCTTCATATCCATCGTGACGTGAAAATGCACACACGTCAGTGGTTAGAGCCAAGAGCTTAGCGTTCAAGTCTGACAAAAACGGGATAAAGGCCAACTCGTGGTAGCGTCCCATCGCATCACCGCGAATGTAACTCAGTTCTTTGCCTTTGGGGAGATCAACATAATAGCCGTACTTGGAATATACACGTCCTAAATTTGGTCCAAGACAGCAAGTTTCCTCACCTTCATATCTCACGGGATAAAATCGACCAGAGAGAAACGAACACTGATAACGTGCATTCTCGCCACGGAAGAATTTCGGTTTCAATTCTAGTCCGAGCTTAAGAAGTGACGCCGCAGGATCAAAGGCAGGCTCAAAGAGCATGAGTTCCGGCGCAAGTAGGAGATTGTCATCGCCCATGGCAAAGTACTTTATATTCGAAAGCACACGTGGCAACGTGAGTTTTGAATGCTTGCAAAGTACATACATCATGGCAAACACCTGCAAGAATGTATTGCCAACAGAAGTTTGGGCGTCTCCACTACGTCGTGTTCCATCGACAGAGAAAAAGATACCATGACGGGTGCGTGCAACGCAGCGTTTTGACGCCCGCCACACAGCGCACTCTTCGTCGGTAGCTCCATACCGCTTGAAAACCCAGATTTCCAAGTCGAGGAACATTTCGTGTATGGTGGTATCGAATTTGGAGAAATCGCCTTCAACGATGCCAGTAGCACCATGATCGCGAAGGTAATCGTGGAATTCCCTGCCAAGGGAAAGAGCCGCGACTCCACCAGAATACACGAGGGGAAAGGAAGGAGACCAGACCTGGGCCAAACGTTTCTGGAAAGCATATACAAACGGAGCAACCTGCACATTCTTCTGATGAGTTTGGGAGAGAATGTTGCGTGGGGCAAAATCCTTCACACCTTCACAAGAGGACTTGCCAGCAGTCACCTCACGCTTAGTAAATGCAGTAGCTTCAGAAACGCGCTCACAGATTTCACGGCCTTCCCGCACATCCCGCAGTGCAGCATCATGGGCACGCTGCACAGAAGCGGGATAGCGTTTGTTCCAGTCCTGATAATTTGGTCTCACCTTACCGAACTCAGGCAACAGATCGTCAATGTTCGCTTTAACCCATTGTACGAAATGCAGGAA